CCGATCAGAATCACGCTGCTGGGCGACGTGTCCGACCTGGTGGACTCACTGGGCGAAGCCGGGGACGAGATGTCTGGCTTCGCGGAGAAAGCCAAGGGCCTGGCCACGGCGGCCGGTGCCGGCATAGCGGTAGCCCTGGGTGCCGGGGTCATGGAGGCCATCGGCCAGGCTGCCGATACCGACCTGTTGGCCGCCCAACTTGGCGCGTCTCCGACGGAGGCCGCGAAGCTGGGCAAGGCCGCCGGTGCCGTGTACTCCTCGGGCTACGGGGAGTCGGTCGCCGATGCGAACGACGCCCTGAAGAACCTGTGGCAACAGGGCCTGGTCCCGGCCGGAGCCACGGCCGATCAGATGGCCAGCATCTCGAAAAAGGCCATGGACGTGGCCACGGTCCTGGGCGACGAAGTGGGCCCGACGGCCAATGCCGTTGGCCAGATGCTGAAGACCGGCATGGCGAAGAACGCCACTGAAGCCTTCGACATCCTGGCCCGGGGTACCCAGGTAGGCGCCAACAAGGCGCAGGATTTGTTGGATACGTTCAATGAGTATTCCGTTCAGTTCAAGAAGGTGGGACTGGACGGGAAGACCTCCATGGGCCTGATATCCCAGGGCCTGAAGGGCGGAGCGCGGGACGCCGACCTGGTGGCGGACTCCATCAAGGAGTTCAGCATTCGCGCCATTGATGGAAGCGACACCACCATCCAGGGCTTCAAGGCCATCGGTCTGAACGCCGACGACATGCGCCGGAAGATAGCGGCCGGTGGCCCCTCGGCGAAGGCGGCCCTGGGCCAGACCCTGGACGGCCTCCGGGGGATCAAGGACCCGGCCGACCGGGCAGCAGCCGCTACGGCTCTCTTCGGTACCCAGGCGGAGGACATGGGCGCCGCGTTGTACAAGCTGGACGTAAACACGGCCGTCCAGAAGTTGGGCAAGGTGGACGGGGCCGCGAAGCGGGCTGGCGACACCATGCACGACAACGCCGCGACGAAGATCAAGGCGTTCACGCGGGGCCTGCAACAGGGGGTCGTGGACTTCCTGGGCGGGACCGTGATCCCCGCCGTGGAGCGGCTGGCTTCCAAGCTGTCGTGGGTCGGGGCCATCTTCTCCAAGGTGGGCGGCTTCGTCTCTCAGCACTCCACGACGTTCAGCATCGTGGCGGGCGTCATCACGACTGTTCTTCTGCCGGCCATCGTGGCGTGGGGTGTTCAATCCACGATCGCGGCTGCCAAGGCCGTGGCTGCCTGGGTCAGTTCGTCGGCGACGGCCACCACGAGCGCGGCAACGCAAGTGCTGGCCCACTGGTCTGTGGTCGCTGGCTGGATCAAGGCGGGCGCCCAGGCCATCGTGTCCGGTGCCCTGGTCGTCGCCCAGTGGGTGCGCATGGGTGCCCAGGCCATGCTCCAGGCGGCCCGCATGGCTGCCGCGTGGCTTATCGCCATGGGGCCGATCGCGCTCATCATCGCGGCCATCGTTGGCCTGGCCGTCTTGATCTGGGCCAACTGGGACAAGATCAAGAAATGGACGGGCCAGGCGTTCGAGTGGGTCTGGAACAAGATCAAGGCCGTGTTCGCGTGGCTGAAGAACCTGTTCCTGAACTTCACCGGACCTGGGCTGATCATCAAGCACTGGGACAAGATCAAGGAAGCCACGGCTACCGCCTTCGCCTGGGTGAAGAACAAGGCGAAGGCTGGACTGGACGCCGTGGTCAACTTCGTGAAGTCCCTGCCTGGTCGGCTGCTGTCGGCCGGAGCTGCGGTTCTCGGAGCGGCAAAGCGACTCGGTGGCTTCGTGATCGATGGCATCAAAAACGGGCTCTCCAAGCTGGGCGGCTTCGCGTCGTCCCTGGCGGGTGCCGTGGGCCGGGCCGCGAAGGGCGCGATTAACGGCGTCGTGGATCTCCTGAACTGGGCCATCCCGGACCGGCTGGGGTGGGGGAAGCTCTCCATAGACCTCCCGGACAACCCCATTCCCAAGATCCGCGCCATGGGTGGTCCGGCCGGTGGCCTTACGCGCGTCGGTGAGCGTGGCCCGGAGTGGGTCAACTTGCCCAAGGGATCCAACGTGATCCCGAACCACGCCGGCCCGTCTGGCGGTGGCGTGGTGGTCAACGTGCACAGCACGGCGGACCCGTTCGCAATCGGGCGCGAAGTGGCGTGGGCCCTCCGCACACAGCCCGTGTAACCGACCCGGGAGGGGGCCGCCATGGCGGAACTGAACGACTGGACGTGTGAGTTCAATGGGCTGGTGATGGGGGAGCCGGACTCTCCCATATCCATCGTCGCCGTGGACGGCTTGCTCACGCTCCCGGAGGTGCGCACGTCGGACCTGACCCTGGTTCAGCGCCACGGTTTGTACGCCGGGGACGACTATCTAGGCGGACGCACGGTGACGATGACGCTGGAGGTGTACGGGGCGACGCGTGAGGAGTTCACGGATGCCCTCACGTCCGTACAGGCGGCTTTCACCCTGGGAACGGAGACGGCTTTCCGCTTCCGCTTCCCGGGGGCGGCTGCCGACCAGACGGCGTACGTCATGGCACGGTGCCGGAAGCGGTCCGCGCCCCTGGACCTGAACTTCGCCAACCGGGTGTGCAACGTGGCGGTAGAGCTGTTCGCCACACAGCCGTACATCCTGGGGGATGCCTCCCGGGAGGTGACGGTCCGGAGTTCGGTCCGGGCGACCCAGGACGGGGGTCTGAGGTTCCCGGCCACGATGCCGTTCACGATCGTGGCTCCGTCCGCTCCTCCGCCGGACCCGGTCGCGCGCTTCCGCCAGTACGGGAGCATCGCGGCCCGGCCGGTCATCAGCATGACGAACGCTTCGAACCCGACCCTTCACGACGACGTGACGAAGGCGTGGTTCAGCGTCGCCTACTCCGGGTCGTTCTCCATCGACTCCGCCGCGGAGCGCGTGTACGACTCGCGCGGCAACGACATCACGGGGTCCGTGCTGAACGGGTCCACCTGGCCGGAGTACGGGCCGGGGGACCACCGGCTCCGGCTGGTCCATGGCGACTCGCTCACGCAAGCGAACGCCGTTCTCTCTTGGGTAGATAGGTGGGTGTGAGGCATGGCTTCCACGGTTTGGTACCAGGACGGCGTGTCCTACCTGGGCGCGGACATGGCGCGGTTCAACGCGTTGTGGGTCGGCGACAGCAACGGCGCCCACCTGTTCCCGGACACGGTCGACTTCACGACCAGCAACAACCAGACGGACCGTACGGTCACGGTGAACCCGGGCCGGGTGTACGTCTACAGCTCCGGCGGTTACGAGTGCGCCCAGGTGACCACGGGCACCGTGCTGGACGTGGCGGCCCCGTCCACGCTGAACCCCCGCCTGGACCTGGTCGTGGTCCGCGTGGCCACGGGCGGCCAGGCCGTCGTGGAGATCCTGACCGGGACCCCGGCCGCCACTGCGGTGGCTCCGGCCCGCCCAGCCAAGTCTGTGGCCGTTGCCACGGTTCTGGTCCCGAAGGCCACGACCACGTTCACGGTCACGGCCACCAGGTACACGGGCCAGTACGCGGACCAGCTCCTGGCCCCGTCTGCCGGCCACTTCGCGACGAAGTGGGCGTCCGGCGTGAAGCCCTCCCCGGCTGGCTTCCGGGTGGGGGCCGTGCTCCACGAACTGACCTACAACCAGCGCTGGGTGAAGAACGACGCGGGTGCGTGGTTCACCAACGACCCAGGGCCGTGGCGGACGGTCGCCCTGAAGAACTTCGACGCCGACGGGACCGCGATCACCACGACCGGGACCCTGTACGCACGTGAATCGTCCACGGAGTGGGAGTTCTCCGGTCAGGCGACGTTCAGTCCCGGTGTCGACTACACCACGCTGAACCGCTTCGCCACCGTGCCCTCCACCATCGACTACCCGACCCAGAACACGTACGGGGCCTCCGGCCAGACGTACGGCTCCACGGCCACGAGCGGCCTGGTCCGGTTCGGCTTCATGACCACGGGAGAGCTGGAGATCCAGTCCGACGGCGTCATTTCGAATCTGTACGTGAATGTGCGGCTCTCGAAGAGCCCGTGGAATTCGTAAGGGGGACCGATGCCGACTGCCCGCTATGAAGTGGTGCAGACGGACGCCAGGACCGGGAAGGTGGTCGCCACCCTCCCGGTCACCGGTATCAGCTACGGGGAGACCCTGAACGACACCGGTAGCGCATCCGTCACGATCCCCCTGGACGCCCCGGAGGCCGACCCCTCCAGCCTGGTGCCGCTGAAGAGCGGGCTGGCTGTGCTGCGGGACGGGGAGCCGGTATGGGGCGGCATCTTCTGGACGTGGTCCGCGGACCTGGCCCAGAACACCCTGACCCTGAACGCCTCCGGCTACCACTCGTACTACAAGGGCGTTGCCCTGGTGGCCGGGTACGACCGGAAGGCCGACCAGGCCCATCTCCTGGCGGACTGGGTCAAGGTGGGGAACGACGCCGGGGGCATCGGGACCGACACGTCCCGGCTCACGACGACGGGCCGACTCCGGACCCGGAAGTGGACGAAGTACGAGTTCAAGAACGTGGCGGAGGCCATTGAAGAGCTGGCCGAAGATGCCGGCGGATTCAACTTCCGCTATGAGCCGTACTGGACGAAGGACGGCCGGGTGGGTCACCGGCTCCTGAAGACCCTTCGGGGCGGTAGTCCCCTGGCCATGACCCTGGAGCACGGCGTGAATTGCGACGTGACCCAGGTGGCCGGAGACGGTTCCGCCCTGGCCACGGACGTGTACGCCATCGGTGCCGACAACGGCAACGGAACGAAGCTCCTGGGCACGGCGACGAACGCCGACCTGGCAGAGACGATGCCCCGGAAGTCCGTGGTGACCACGTTCTCCGACGTGAAGAAGACGGACGCCCTGGTGGACAAGGCAGACGCCATGCGGGCCGTCGGTAGCGCACCTATCGCCATCCCGTCCCTGACCGTGTACCCGGGCATGTACGCCCCGGCCGACTTCGCCCCGGGCAACTCCGGGACGGTCCGTGCTTCGTACGGATACGTCCAGCTCACTACGGACTTCGTCGTGACGGAGCGCCAGACGGGCGTGGACGTGAACGGTACTGAGCTGATCTCCCTGACTCTTGCGAACAAGGAAGTGTTCACCTATGGCGACGCAACGTAACGCGCACGCGCCGGACCTGGGCCGGGAGATCAAGGAGCTTCGTCGTCGGCTGGACGCTGCGGAGCGGGCGCCGGAGTCTCTGAACAAGTTCGACCGGTACCCCACGGCGGAGTGGGCGGCCATCGGCCGGGGGCCCGTCGGCGGGAACGCCTGGTCTTCGTGCGGCATCTCCGACGTGACGGGCCTGGTGTACGACCGGGTGGAGACGAAGTTCATCACGTCCAACATGATCCAGGGCCAGCGTGAAGCGGAGGTCCGGCTGGCGGCGTTCCGGCACTACGGCAACGCCCAGAAGGAGTGTGTGAGCGCGTCGTCCGCGCTCCGTATCCACGGTTCCACGGCGCCGGGCGCCCTCGGTACGGGCATCCTTCGCTGGGTCCACGGCATCCCGTTCGGCTGGGACTACGCCGACGGTACGGCCACGTACACGATCGAACTGCAACACCGGTACCTGGTGGGCCCGACCCCTCCGGCCGTGAACCGGCTCCAGGTCTTCGGCATGTGGAAGTTCGAGCAAGACCCGGCCGCCCAGGGGGGTGGCGGTGTCGAGACGGACGCCGGCAACGGCAAGTGGGCCGTTTACCAGTCCGGCAACAACCGGTCAGCCATCGGATACGTCACGATCCCGTCCACGAACACGGACGACGGGTCGTACGGCATCTCCACCATGCACTACTGCGCCGGGCTTCCCGAAGAGCGCATTCCTGAAGCGGGCCCCAACGGCTGGGCCTGGTACATCGGCGGTAACTCCTCCTGGGGTGACGCCGGAAACGTGAACGACCCCTTCGTGGGGTGAGACGGGGGACATCCCATGGAGCTGGACAAGTTGTCGGGAGCGGCAGAGATAGCGGGCGGTATCGCGCTCTTCCTCATGCTCGTGTTCCGACAGGTGAAGACCGGCGCGCGTGACGCGTGGCGGGAGGAAGCGGAGGCCCAGACGGCGCGCTCCGCACGGTTGGCGGACGACGTGGCCACGCTCGTGGTCGAAGTGAAGGCTCTCCGCCTGGAGAACGCCGGACTCCGCGCGGAAGTCGGCGAGTTGCGATCTGAGAACCGCGAACTCCGCACCCACATTGACGCGCTCCTGAAGGGGGACGACGCATGAGCACGCCCACGGAGACTTACCCGCTTCCGGCCAGCATCCCGACCGTGACCGTGGTCGGCGAATACCGGGGGCCGGACGGGCGGGGCCTGGCCGGAACGGTGACGTTCACCGGCCCGTCCCTCCTGACGTTCCCGGACGCCGACCTGTTCATTGCCGGGCCTGTAGTGGCCAAGCTGGACGAGTACGGCCGGTTCGCTGTGACCCTGCCGGCCACCGATGCGCCGGGGATGAGCCCGGCCGACTGGGCGTACGTCGTGAAGGAGAACCTGACCGGGATCACCGGCTCCCGTACGTTCTCCATGCTCCTTCCGGCGGACACCCCGGACCGCCAGGTCAACCTGGCCGACGTGGCACCGTCGGACCCGCTGACTCCCAACTACACGCCCGTTGTTGGCCCGCGGGGCCCGGCGGGTGCGGACGGCGTGGACGGTGCGGACGGCCTGGTCCAGTCCGTCAACGGGTACAGCGTCGTGAACGTCGTACTGAACGCGGCGGACGTGGGCGCCCTGGCCCTGTCGGCACGTGGGGCTGTGAACGGTGTCGCGTCCCTGGACGCCACGGGGAAGGTCCCGGCGTCCCAGCTCCCGGCCATGTCCAGCGGGACGGACTCCGGCACGCTGAACGTCCGGTCTTACGGGGCCACGGGCGACGGTGTGACAGACGACGCTCCGGCCATCCAGGACGCCCTGGACGCCGCGTACGCGGCTGGTGGGGGCTGGGTCGTCGTCCCGGCTGGTACGTACGCATGCGCCACGTTGCCGCTCCGGATCTACCGGAACACGCGCCTGACCCTGGTGCCGGGTGCCCGCTTCAAGCGGACCGCCCCGAACACGTTCCTCCTGAACGGGGACGCCGCCCAGACCTTCGGGGGCTACACCGGCCACGGGAACATCATCGTGGAGGGCGGTACGTGGGACATGCGCGCGACCGACTTCCCGACGAACCCGGACATGTGCATCTCCATCGGCCACGCGCGGAACGTCATCATCCGGGACATCGAACTCCTGGACCTGGCGGGGTATCACGGCATTGAGCTGAACAGCACGAAGAACGCCGTGGTGGCCGGGTGCTCCTTCCGCGGATACATCGACACGGGAGGCCGTGACTTTTCGGAGGCCGTCCAGATTGACCTGGCCGGGCGGCCGTCGCTCTTCGGAGGCTTCGGTCCGTACGACGGGACGCCGTGCGAAGACATCATCATGAGGGACTGTTACGTGGGGCCGTCCGGCACAGCCGGCACCGTCGCGTGGCCGTCCGGCGTCGGGTCGCACTCGGCTACCTGGGGCATGTGGCATCGGCGTATCCGTATCGAGGGGAACACCTTCGAGGGCGGGGCCCAGAACGCGGTGAAGCCGTACATCTGGGAGGAGTCCACGGTCTCCGGGAACACGATCAAGGATTGTGGCGGTGGCGTCTGGCTCCGCACCCTGGACAGTTCGAAGACGGCCGACCGTACGGACATGAACGGCGTCGACAAGAACGCGTCCCAGGCTGGCACGACGTTCGTCATCGCGGACAACGTGTTCCGGAACATCACCGGCTTCAGCGAAGCCATCTACGTCCAGGGGGAGGCCACCGGCAAGTGGTACGGCCTCACGATCACGGGCAACGCGATCAACACCGTGGGCAACGCGGAGAACGGCATCCGCATGTTCTATGCGGAGCGCTTCGTGGTGGCGAACAACTCCATCACCGGCCCGGCGGGGACCGGCATCTCCCAGGAGTTGGTGTCCGACGGCCTGGTGTCGGGGAACCGCATCAGTGGTGCGGGCAACTCCGGTATCTCGTGTGTCACCGGAACGGACATGATGATCACGGACAACATGATCTGGGACGCGACGGTCAACGGCGTGCACATCCAGGGGGGTTCGGCTCTCCGGGTGTCTGGCAACGTGGCCAAGGGCGTGGGCAAGGGCGGGGCCGGATACGGCTACCGGGTCACGACCGGCTCCGACCGGCTGACCCTGACCAACAACACGTACCGCCGGGTGGCCAGCAACTCCACGCACGCGATCAACGCCATTTCGATCACGTCGGGAAACACGAACGTCCGCCGGTTCGGTAACGACGTGCTGAAGCAAGGGGCGAACGCCACCGGAACCGGCACGGACGACGTGAACGACGCGTCCACCACGCCGAACCTGTCCGCCCTGGACTCCGGCGCGTAACGGCCCCCACAGAACCGAGTCGTACCCATGCCCCGTCCGGGCTCTCCGGGCGGGGCCTTCCCATGAAGGGACAAGCACATGGCACGTATGCCCGGCGCCAGTTGGCGCCCGATTCCCCGGAACTTCACCGACGGTGGCCAGGACAGTGTCCACGGCGTCGTGGTGCACATCATGGCCGGCACTCTGGTGGGGTCGGACTCCTGGTTCCGCAACCCGGCTGCCCAGGCTTCGGCTCACTTCGGCACCGGTAAGGCGGGCGCCCTTTATCAGTGGGTCGACACGGCGGACCGTGCGTGGGCCCAGGCGAACGGCAACCGGACCTGGGTGTCCGTGGAGAACGAAGGCAAGGGTGGGGATTCCCTCACGGACGCCCAGCTCCAGCGGAACGCGGAGGTACTGGCGTGGGCCCACAAGGTCTACGGCGTTCCCCTCCAGGTGACTCACGACGTGAACGGGC